TTTATTAGGCAGTTTCATTTTATTTGGATCAGTATGTTCAAATCATCCTATAATGGAAAAACAATGCCAACAGATCCATATAAAGGGCCTAAAGAGCCACGTAGAGTGTGTTAAGACCTATCATGCTACCCTAGGAGCCTTTGAGGACAGACTCAAGAAAAAAGGGCTATCTATGCAATACCAGGACCTACAATGTATAGGGGGTATAAGTGGTATTGACACTAAATCTAGAAAGGTATAAGCTATCTTATGAAGACTTATAAGGTTCAAGCTCGGGTGGGAGGAAAGTACCTGGTAAGTACACACCAAGCTAAGGACGATGTTCAAGCCTTATTAGAGTTTTCTAGAAAAGTTAATTGTGGAGAAGTAAAAGTAAACGACCAAAACTTTTACGATAAAAGTAGAACCATAATTACATATGAGGAGATAGATAGCAATGAGTCCAATAAAAATCGGCCTCTTGAAGAAGCTGCAAAACCTCGAGAATAAATGGTCACAAGACTATTTAGAAAAAGGGTCATGCACTGTCGAGATGTTGAAGACAGAAAAAGATATTAAATCGGTAAAAAATTCGATTAAATATCAGGACGTACAGGAAAATTTGCAAGTCGCGGCAAACGTTTAACAGCATCGTAATGCTGAACGACCTGTAAAATTTTAGCATGCTTTACTTTTGAGTACGGCAGCAAGAGCCTTGCGACCCTCTCAGCTTGACGGTAAGTTACTTTCCATCTCCATTGATCTTTAGTTCCTATTCCCTGCCTTGGTCTAAAATATAATTTATTATGCCCAACAGTTGTAGCAAAGTATTGTAGAATATTTATATCTACCATAGACATCTCCATACTAATTACCCATGTCCAATACCTTCTTCTTCCGTTATGTTTATTATATTTTTTAATAAGCACAGATCCCTCTCCATCAAATAGACCTGCACAATAACTTAAATCTAATTTACTTGGCATCACCCCAAGAATCTCCAATCCCATGATCAACTACAAATGGAACATTGAACTCTATACAGTTTTCCATTAGGCTTTTAATATCTTTTACTTGTTTATCTGATTCTATATTGAAACAAAGTTCATCATGTATCTGTAAGATAGGTAGATAACCTTTTTCTGCACAATTTAACATAGCTTGTTTTGTTTGATCTGCAGAGGATCCTTGTATTAATCTATTCAAAGCTTTATAAGTTTTTGCTCTTTTGATATTATCTCGACCATATTTAGCTACAGCGTTGTCAAACTTTTCAGGTAAATGTAATCCCCATTCTTTTGTTTCCCATTCTTCAAACCTACACTTACGACCTTTCTTAGTTCTTATTACACCTTTTTGATCAGCTGTAATCATACACTTCTCAGCTAATTGTTTTACGAATGGAACCTTAGCATTGTATTTATTAATTAAACTTGTAGCTGCATCTATAGTTACCCCTAAACTATTTGCTAATTTATTTTTACCCATACCATACATCAAACCAAGTCCTATTGTTTTTGCTTGTGTTCTTTGAATACCTACTAAGTTAGCTACCGTTTGATGAAAGTCTGCACTAGAATTTTTATAAGCATTAACTAATTCATGAGAACCTTCATATCCCTCACCAACAGATGCAGCATAGTGAACCGTCATTCGTGGTTCTTGCTGCGAATAATCAAAGCTTCCCCACTTGCATCCTTCCTCAGGTAAAAATAATGAACGTATTTTTGGACCAAACTCTCTGTTCCTAGCTGGTATTTGTTGTAGGTTTGGATTAGACATTGATAATCTTCCTGATACAGTGCCTCCACCATCAGATCTTAACTGTTGTATCTCTCCATGTATTCTTCCTTTAACTTGGTATCTTAAAATAGATGTTATAAAAGTACCATGAAACTTGTTTAATTCTCTTGCTTGCAATATTAGTTTAGCAATTTTATGATTACAATTAACTAACCAATTATGTGTAAAAGACGGTTCATTTGATTTAGCTGTTCTTGGGTATTCAATATTTAACTTATCGAAAGCGGTAGCTATTTGTCTAGCCGCCCAAATATCTACATCTTTACCTGAAATTTTTTTAATATCATGTAATACTTTTTTTTCTTGAGCTACCATTTCTTTTTGTAAAACATTTGCTTTTTCTACATTCACCCTAACACCTTTTTGCCTCATTTTAATTAATGTTGGTAAAAGATTAGATTCTAATTCCCAAATAGTCGTTAAACTTTGTGTTAATATTTCCTGTTTAAATCTTTGCCATAAAAGCAACGTGAGTCGTGCATCTTGTTCAGCATAATGTCCAACATATTCTGCTGGTAACTTCCACATCTCTGCCTTTGCATCAAGACCATGTTCTTCTGCTGCTTGTCTCAAATCTGTTTCAGCTTTTAATTCACCAAGGTAGTCCATAGCTAAACTATTTAAACTATATTGAAATCTATTTTCATCAATTAATGCTGCAGCAATCATAGTGTCTATTATTTCACCATTAACTTTATAACCTGATGCCTCTAACCAACCTACATCGTATTGAGCATTATGAAATATTTTAGGACAAGGCAACGCACAAATTTCTTTTATATAATTTTTAACCTGTTCAGGAATCATATTACCTCCACCAAAATGACCAAACGGAAAATAACCTTACCTTTACCGATAGCCCATCCAGCTCCTAGTTTTTCAGTAAGACCATCATCTTTTGTTTCTAAGTCAATTGCTATTTCTTTTGCATCTGATAGATCTTTAAACTCAGATGGGCAAGACCATATATGTTTTTTAAAATTCATAGTTAGTTGTAGACTCATTTTTCCCTTTCATTATTCTATGTGTACAAAATCTTTAGCTCCTTCAAAAAGATAACTATACCATCCGGTTACTATTGCTTTTTCTTTTTTCTTATTAATTTGTCCTTTATGGGTATGAGTCCAATCTGCAGGCCAAATTAGAGTTAAACCTTTCTTACAAGGTGTAGTAATTTTTTGATACTTAAATTCTGTTCCAGCATCTTTTACATCCCATAAGTATGTCATAAAAACTAAACATCGTTTTGTGTTTCTTAAATCAAATCCATTTCTCTCATAATGAAATAATTTAAAACCAGCACCAGGTTTATAAAATTGTAAATTGTAATTTTCTATAACATTAAATCTTTTTAAACTTCCTACTTCAGGATATTGTTTGATATAATCTTCTAAGCAATACTGTAGTTCATGACGATATGCACCCCAAGGATGATCAAATCTTAAAGAATGTATATGCAACTCCTTTGATTCTTTAACACCTTTTTTATACTCACCCTTACCAACATTACCTTCACTCAACAGTTTTTCATTTACTTTCAAATAATTTACTAAGTCATCACAAACTTTGTGATTAATTATCCAAGCTCCTATATGATATTTTTTATCATAAGCTGGTTTAAAAGGCTTTATCATTTTTTCCTTTTTTGTTTTTTTAATCTTGCTATCTCTAAGTCACAATAATGTTTCACTTTTTGTAGATCTTCAACGCCATTTTTTTTTAAGTATCTAATAATATATTTTATACATACCCCTTGGAAAAAACTTAACTTATTTTTTGCAATAAAATCATATGGACTAATGACATATCCTTTGTAGTGTTGGCCTCCTACTTGTCGATCTTTTGTGTGTTTATCAAACTCGTCAAACATATTCACATCTGTACTCATTTGTCCCTTTCTAGTATATATACTAAATAATCTGAACCAATCGGATAATTATATTTATAATCGCTTTTTAAAAGATGTAAAGATTTTTTAGCTCGAGTTGCTCCTGTATACCAAACTTTTCTTTCATCCACTTTTTCATCAATATTTTTTGTATCAAAGTTAGATGGATAGTTTGCTTTGTTATACATAACCACATGATCAGCTTCATCACCTTTCACAGAATGTATCGTATCAATTACAATTTTAGGATTTGCATCTAGTTCAGCTTGGCCATATCTTCTTAATAATCTAATAAAGTGACGTTTTTGATTCGGTTTAAAATTTCTTCTTAAAATAAAATACCATGGTGTTTTTTTCTGTTCATCAGGTATTTCAAGTCCACACCAATCTTTAAGTTCCTCAAAATTATAATCTCTAAAATCGGGTTCCGACATCCAAAATTTATCTCCTCTAAAATTTGTAGTCGCTAAATTATTTATAAACTTATATAGATTTTGTGCTTGTGGTTTATTTATTTTTTTATTATTAGATAATCTCGTCCAACTTTTAATTGCCTCCCATTGGTGTATATCAAAACATTTGTTATCTTTATTATCTTTAAAATATAAGCCTGAGTCTTTTGCCAACATACGCAGTTCATTTACCCAGGTGTTTACTCTTCCTAAAATAAACCATGTACCCTGCTCTTTCTCAAAAGGTATTTCTTTAAAATTTAAATAACGTTTTACATAACCTTCTGTATCACCAGGTTCATATTCTTTTTCCACACTGTCTAAAATACCTCTTCTTATAACTTGTGAGAAATCATATATTGCTTTACCAAATCTTCTTGTCTTCCTTAGCTTTACTGATCTACCTGGCCAATACTCCGTAAAGTAATTTGAGTCAGCTCCATTCCAACCATAAATACCTTGATCATCATCACCAGCTAAATAAACTCTACCGGCCTTTTTTGCTATCTTAAAAATAACTTGCCATTGTAAAGGTGTACAATCTTGTGCCTCATCTAAAATTAAAACATCTATAGGTGGAAATTGAATCGTGCTTTGTAAACATCCCTCAATCATATCATCAAAATCTATGAAAGATCTTTGACCTCCACTAGTTTTATATTGTTCGTAAATTCTTATTTTATTTAAATAGACTTCTAGATTATCTCTTTTATAACTCTCTCTTTTATAAGCATCTATGGGTTTAATCCTGATGTTTCTTGATTTACTGTACACACCAATAGACCAATCTTTATAAGTAAAATTATCATCCGCTAATCTTTTATCTGATCTCTTTACAATTTTATTTTGTAAAGCGAAGTCAATCATACATTCTTTTGGATCAAATACTTCTGCATCATGATAAAATCTTTTACACCAACTATGTAAAGTTTTGAAATTATGAAAGTCATCTTCTTTATATTCATTAAAAGCAGCTAATGTTCTAACCACTGCTGTCTCTACTGCTTTATTTGTAAAAGATAAAAATACAATCTGTTGAGGTCGAACACCTCTTTTTAAATGGCCCTTCAATACTCTTTCAATTAAAGTATATGTTTTACCTGTACCAGGTGGCCCAAAAATTTTAATAGTTTTTTTCTTTAAACTTTTTAAGTTTGCAAGCGTGTCAGCTTTAGAACTTTCCTGTATGGTATTCATCTTCTAATTCAGATACTGGTTCTTTTCCTTTTTTCACTTTCTTTTTAATATCTCTATAATTTACAAAGTCAGGCATTTTAACTTTCCAAACATTTTTTTGTTTCTTATAATACTCAACTCTTTCACAACCCAAAAGATTAAGAGCCTCTTGTGTATTATTAAAAATTCTTTTACCTTTGTCTAAATAAGTTGTTAATGTTGACTTTTTGAAATAACACATGCCATCATCTTTATCAATCGTTACATATTTATCTTTAAGTTTTTCTGCTGCATCTTCTTCAACATGGCTCTCAAAGAAACCTTTTAATATATTATATTGTTCCTCTGTAAGAGTCTCTTCAAATTTTAAATTTTCATTCTCCTCTGCTCTTTCAACTAAGTTACTCATAAGTAGTTCAAATAGTTGTGGACCGCTCTTTACTCTAGGTAATGTTTTCCAAAATATTTTGTAATTCAATAATTTTACTCTAAAAGATTTTTCATCCTTCATGTCTTCAGGGTTAAGAAATATCTCCTGGTCTTTAAATTTAAAACTATAAGTTATTGATTTTAATTCTTTTGTAAATTTAATTTCTTTAAAATCATTTATTAAATCAGGAACTTGCTCTTCTTTATTTAAACCTAACTTTCTTTTTTTACATTCTTCTTTATTACAGATAGGCACAAGTCCATTATATCTTGGCGGACATTTATAAAAATATTCTTTATTCTTTGTTAAAGATTTAAGGACGGTAGCTGTGACCTCTCTATCATTAAGTGGTGATGTAAATACTTCTTTATTTTTTTCTAATAGTTTTTCACCAAGATCCGTAGGTGAGATATTACCCTCATGTTCTTTTTGTATAAGAACACCAACATTAAACAACATGTCATTTCTATGATTACCCGCCCATTTTTCTCTCATTAAATTTTGAACACATGGTGGATATTCACTGTATAAAGAAATATCTTCAGGCGCCTCTGTTTTAATGCCTTTTAATTTTTCAATATCACATAGATTAGCTTTTACTAATTCTATGAATGCACCAACTAACAAACCGTTCCCGTAAGAATCAAAAGCGTGTTCTGATGTTGCATTAACTTTGAAGTATGGCATGTTCACTGCTTTATTTTGTGGAGGTATAACTTCATTACTACCAAAATATTTATTGTTCCAATCATCTAGTATGGCTGATGCCTCTTTTAAATCTGTCCAATCTTTGAAAAAAATAAATAAATGTAGTCCACCTGATTTAGATTTTACAGGCACTAAAGGTAATTTATAATTTGAGATAATGTCTATGTATTTTTTTGATGAGTAATCTTTATAATTTCTTGGGTCTATATCAATACATCCCCATTTAATTTTGTCTTCGTAAATTGGGAAGATACCCATACGTTGTTTACCATCTAAATGGTTTTGCCATAAAGATTCTGTGACATTCTTCCCCCCCTT